TTCTTTATAATTTTTAATATTTTTTTTTTCTTTTTCTTTGTTTTCCTTTTCTTCTTTATTTTCTTTTTCTTCTTTATTTTCTTTTTCTTCTTTTCTTTCTTCTTTTTGTTTTGAAATAACCATATTAAAAAATAAATATTTCTATAATATAATTAGTTATTTTTTTGATATATCAATCAATCATTAAAAAATAAATTTCTATATCGAATCATATTTTTATCAGGTATTCTTTTGTCTTTAAAATAACGTATTTTATCAAAATAATTTTTGAAAAAAATGTTTTCTGTTTTACTTGTCAACATTGTAATGATAAAATATAAAGAATACATACCACATTCTGTTGTTCCCATTTGATGTTCTAAAGGACAATTCTCATAAAAATGGATCCGTAATGGTGGTTTCATTGCTAAACCCTGATTTATAATTTTTTGTAAAAGTATATCAATTTCTTTTGGAATTTTATTTCCAGCACTATCCATAAAAAAAACAAACTTATCTTCTAGATCAACAAACATAGATACCCAATGAGAACCACTTTTATCATGTTTATCCAAATTGAAAACAATTCCTAATTTTGTTTTTCCAGTATCAACATATTTTTGTAAATTAAAATTACATAATTCTTCCCAAACACAAGCACCATTTTTATCTTTTGGACGACTATCAAAGTCAATAGGAGTTGGACCAATAACATGAAAATTAGGATATGTTTCTTCATATTGACGCAATACATCTAATATATCAAAATTGGATAACCATTCTGTTGGATTTTTTTTCCATTCTTTTGGTTTTTCAGGTGTAAACGATTTGTATTTTAATTTTTTACGAAGATTTACATCTTCTATTTGATTTAACCAACAGTCTTCTCTATTACATGTTGTTATTTTTTCTTTTAATTCATTCCATATTTCTGGTAATGTTGTAGAAAGTATTTTTTCATTTGGATGAAATTTGTTATAAGAAGATTTAATTAAAACAAGAGTTTCAGGTGGAAAACAACTATCTGAAACAACTGTTTTACCTTTAACCATTGGACTACAATTCATTTTACGAAATGTTCTTTTTTTATTATTTTTATTTTTTTTTTTTAAATTTTTTGTAAAATTCTTTTTAAAATTCTTTTTTTTTGTTATATCATACATAATAAATCTTATATATTATAAAAATAAATTATTTATTAGTTATTTTTACATTTTATATTAGAAAAATAATGATGTAATTACAATAATTATTTAACTAGAAATATCTAGCCAATATTTTTGTTATTTAAATAAATATAATATATTATATATGTCTAGAAGATCAGATTCAGATACTGATTATAAAAGATGTAATTGTAATAAATGCGTAAAAAAACGCAGAGAAAATTCTTGTGAAAGAAATATTTGTAGAAATTGTAAAAAAAGAGAAATATATAATTGTTCTTTTTGTAGTAGTGATAGTGATAATTGTAATAGTAATAATAGTTTTCATAGTAGTGATATTCATAATATAGTTTGTAATAAAAAAGATGAATGTCAAAAAAACAAAACAATTATAATAACAATAAATTAAATTGTATGTTTGTAATTAATATTAGTAAATACATTTTTAATTGCGTTTATCTAGCCAAAATATTTTTTTTTAATATTATTAATTATTAATAAATTATATAAATGAGTAATTGTAGATATAATTTGGCAGAAGATTCTTGTGATTCTAGAACAAATCTTAATGTATGTAACAAACATAATAGTCGAAAAATCAATTATAATAAATCAAAAAACAATAAAAAATATAAAGAATGTAAAGATGGAAAAAATGGATTGAATGGAATAGATGGTAAAGATGGTGAAAATGGTAAAGATGGAAAACCAGGACGTGATGGTAAAGATGGTCGTGATGGTATTGATGGAAAAGATGGTAAAAATGGTGAAGATGGACGTGATGGACGTGATGGAAAAGATGGAAAACATGGTAAAGATGGTGAAAATGGTAAAAATGGTGAAGATGGACGTGATGGAAGAAATGGAAAAGATGGTAAAAATGGAAAAGATGGTGAAGATGGAAAAGATGGAAAAGATGGTGAAGATGGTAGAGATGGTGAAGATGGTTGTGATGGATGTGATGGAAAAGATGGAAAAGATGGACGTAATGGAAAAGATGGTGAAGATGGTAAAGATGGTTGTGATGGTAGAGATGGAAAAGATGGTAAAGATGGTGAAAATGGCAGAGATGGTTATGATGGTAAAGATGGTGAAGATGGTTGTGATGGAAAAGATGGTAGAGATGGAAAAAATGGTATTAATGGACCAACAGGACAACAAGGAAAAAGGGGGTATGATGGTCCAATAGGTTCTACTGGTCCGATAGGTATAGCTGGTTCAACTGGATCAACTGGATCAACTGGATCAACTGGTTCAACTGGATCAACTGGTCCGATAGGTATAACAGGATCAACTGGTCCAATAGGTATAACTGGATCAACTGGTCCAATAGGTATAACAGGATCAACTGGTCCAATAGGTATAACTGGATCAACTGGTCCAATAGGTATAACAGGATCAACTGGTCCGATAGGTATAACTGGTTCAACTGGTCCAATAGGTATAACAGGATCAACTGGTCCAATAGGTATAACTGGATCAACTGGTCCAATAGGTATAACAGGATCAACTGGTCCAATAGGTATAACAGGTTCAACTGGTAATATAGGACCTACTGGAATTATAGGACCAACAGGAAAAAATGGTATTTGCGATTGTAGTTGTAATCAATATATTATTACGTTTATTACACCAGATCTTATTCCAGGCCCCCAAGATGTAAAAATTATTTATAATGTGAATAATATTTGTAATTTTATTGTTTATGGATTTGATATTGCAAACCTTCCAAGTAATCTTTATATTAGACAAGGTAAAACTCCATCATATGAAAATGGAATAGGATTTGTTATAGATTCACTACTTGATAACGAAATAGATTCATTACATTACGTACAAATAGATCTAGGAGATTTTATTCGTGTTAAATCATTAAATTGTTTAGATCCAACAATAAAAATAGGAAGTATACAAGTAGGAGAAGGTTTCAAAATTTATGGTTCAAATACCCTTGGATTAATAGGAACATTATTATATACTTATACAAATACTATTGATAATTCAGATAGTAATGCATCAAAACAAATTATAATTCCTTCTTATAATACACAAAATAAAACAAAAACAGGAGATATTTATTTATATGGAGCAATTCCTTTTCGATATATTTCAATAACAGCAACTGTAGCAAATGTTACATTGAATTTGTTAACGCTTTATCTTTGTAGTTGTTAACATAAAAATAATATAAAAATTATACTATATTTATATAGTAGATTCAATATGTCAAATTCATCTAATAAAAAAAGAATAACGCATACCAAAACTATGAAAAAAAACAAAAAATCTTCAGTTATTGTTATACCACAATATAGAGAAGATGCTATTTCTTGGGTTTTACATTCAGTAAAAAATGTTCTCGGATATGAAGATAATCGTAAAATGGTATTGCAAAGATTTATACCTATTTTACCAAATATAGAACATGTAAGGACTTTTGAAGCCACTATTGAATACAAAGAAGGGAATAAAAAAGATTATGATAAAAAATATGAAAAAAAAATAGATGAATTACAAAATTATTGTAGAGAAGTTATGCAATTCGATGATTATGTAGTATTTACTGCTACAAATATAGAAGAATTTAGAGAAGATGAAAGAGATTTGGAAACACATTATCAAATGTTTATTGTAGATAATAAAAATCGTAAATTATATGTTATTGATCCAGCTATAAAAAATGGAAAAACATACGGAATATATATTCCGCAAGTGGCTGTTGAAATCATTATGCCTTTTTTCAAAGAAAATGGATTCAAAACTCAATTTGTAAAATTAAAATATCCAGCGCAAACGAATAATAGTGAAGAAAATGCGGATATATTTTGTCAATCTTGGTCTTTGTATATTTTGATTGAATTTTTGAAAGACAATGAGAATTTAGAAAATGTTACAATCAATATACCTAGAAGTCAAGAAGAAAGATATGATATATTATTACATTTTTATAAAGAATTATTTTCGAGTATTTCTACTTTACAATCAGATTTGAAAAAAGAATTTGTTAGTGAAGTAGAAAGATATAATTTAGAAAATGCTAGTAAAATAAAAAAGGTGAATCCAAATGCTTTATTGATGGATATGAGAACCAATGAAATGTCTTAATATTCTTCTTTTTTATGTAATGGAATTTGCATTTGTGTTTTTTTGATAATTCTGTGTAATCCCCAATAAGATTTTTTACTAGGTTCGGGTATAGATTCATATTCCATTTCGGGTTCTCGAATAACATTATCTTCATCCATTTTTTCAAACAAAGTATCATTATCGGAATTTTCCATTTCTTTCATTTCAAAATAACGAATAAGAGATTTTACATAAATATCAAAACATTCATTTACATCTAACGTTATTTGAAGTTCAGGATCATCTAATAATTTATTTGTCAATTCTAATATTTTATTTTTATAATTATAAATTTTTTTCAAAAATGTTTCATTTTGTATATGTTTTGAAAGATCTGTTTTAGAAATATATTTTTTATATTGATTTTTATTCATTAAAAATTCTAAAGTAACTTTATCAATATCATTTGAAGGAATCATTTTTTTTTCTTCTTGCATTTTTTTTGATATATATAACAATATTTTTATATATTTTTTTGTTTTGTAAAATAAATAATATAAAAAAATATTCCAATATTATTTATTATGTCTGAAGATTTTGTAGATTATATAACCATTGATAATTTTCATGAAGATAAAACTGTAAAATTCAATTGTTTTAAAAATTGTATTATAAGCGTAGAATTATTCTTAAACAAAGTATGGGAACCTCATATGCATAAGGTTTTTGAAAAATATATTACAAAAGAAAGTATAGTAATTGAAGGAGGTGCATATATTGGAGCCCATACTATTAAATTGGCTTATTTAAGTAAATTCGTTCATGCATTTGAACCAATGCCTCAATCTATTAACACATTACTTAGTAATATAGAATTAAACAATATTGAAAATGTTAAATTATATAGAAAAGGTTTATCAGATAAAATTGGAATTACAAATTATGAATGGTGTGAAGTAAATAATCCAGGTTGTTCTGGTTTGGCAAATAATCCAATTGGAAAACCAAATTTAAAAAATTTATTTGAAAATATTACAAATGATATTAAAGTAGATTTAATAAATATCGACTCATTAAATTTGGAACGTGTTGATTTTATAAAGTTGGATATTGAAGGATATGAAATATTGGCTATTCAAGGCGCTATGGAAACAATAAAAAGATGTAAACCAATTATTACTTTGGAAGTATGGTCTTCAGGTGATAATACTTATGATATTGAATTTACTAAAAATATGTTTAAAGAATTATTAGATGTAGGATATACAGTAGAGCAAATAGAAGGTCCAGATTTTTTATTTTTGCCTATTTGATTTTTTTATTTCTTTTTGTTTTTGTTTTTCCATTTGTTTTTCTTCTTTTTCTCTATTTTTTCTGGTTTTTTCCATTTCTTTTTGTTTTTGTTTTTCCATTTGTTTTTCTTCTTTTTCCCTATTTTTTCTGGTTTTTTCCATTTCTTTTTGTTTTTGTTTTTCTATTTTTTGTGCTTCTTTTTCCATCTTTTTTTCTTCTTTTTCTCTATTTTTTCTAGTTTTTTCCATTTCTTTATTTTCATTTTTTACAACAACTTCTTGTTCTGTATTCACTAACTCTTCCAAAATTTTAGAACGATATTTTCCTAATAGATTTTTCAAAAAATCGTGTTTTATTTCTTTTTTTTGAGAACTTAATGTTTTACGTAACATTTTTTTATTTTGTTTATATTCTCGAATTTTTTGTTTTTCATTTACAATCATATTTTTAATAGTTTTGCGTATTTTATTATAACGTTCTTTTCGTTTTTTTTCAGTCGTATTTATATTGTTTTTGATAACTTTTTCTGCTTTTAATGTTTCTTTTCGTTTTATACGAATCATCGATTTATATTCTTTTTGTTCTTCACGAATAGTATCAGTAACAACATTTCGTTCAATATCATTTAAATCAGTTTTTAACAAGTGTTTTAAATGTTCTATTCTTTTTTTATAATTGTTTGTAAGATTTTTCAATTGTTGATCGAATTCAACCACTTCATTGTTGTATTTTTCTATTAAAAGATCATATTTATGAATAACTGGATGTTTATGAATATTCTCTTCTAAATTGCTTTTATCCCCTACTTTTATAGCACAACTATCTTTCAATTCATACAATAAAGAACTTTTATATTTTTCATATTGATCGGCATATTTTTCAATATTGCTTTTTACTTCTGCCAAAGCCGTTTTTTTCATTCTTCCACGTTCTTTGATACGTTCTCGAATTTCTTTTATTTTTTCACGAATATGTTTAACATGTTCTTTTGCTTCCAATACCATATTACGAATACCCGCATTTACAACTTTAATACATTGAGTTTTAGATGTTTTATCTCCACAAATTTCGTCTTTTAAAAATCCGAATTTTTGTGCGTTTACTTGTCCGAGTTCTCCTTCTAATTTTTTATTCTCTTCTTCAATTTGTTCTTTCAAATTGGAAACATTTGTATCTAATAAATCTTGAACTAATTTTTTATCAAATTTTTCGGCCATTTTGATATCTGAAATAATAGGTGTATTTATATGATGTATCTGAGGTTGTGAAAATTGTCGGGCGTCTTTTTCACGATTTAAATAACTAACTAGCCCAGCAATATCGTCTAGATATTTTTTGCGACCTTCATCTGTAAATTCCCCATTTTCATTCAAATACATATTGGTAAAATTAGAAAAATCCGCAGGCATTTGCTGTTCTACAGGCTTACATAGATTCAAAAGTTGTATCAATTCCATAGGATCTTTTGTAACAGGAGTTGCTGTCATTAATAATAATCTCACAGAATCCGCTCCCGAATATTGATAAGAATACATCAATGCTTGATGAAGAGCATTCATATCTGGTTTTTCAATAGATGATAGGTCATCACCTCCATATAATTTATGGGCTTCATCAATAATAAGAAGGGTTTTACGCAATGGATCTTCTTTACCATTTATTTTGACTAATGTATCATATAGTGCATTTTGACGCAAAATAAGATTACTAAATTGTTTGTAAGACATTGGGCGAATACGCCATGCCTTCGATAACAAACGCATTCTTTTTTGTTGATCGTTAGGTATTTCCAAATTTTCTTTTTTAATCATATTACGAATGGATTCATTGCATATTTGGTCGAACATATTTTTCCATATATCGGATTTCAATGTTGTCCGAGTTACCCAAAGTATTGTATATCCATTTTTTTCGAAATTTTGAGTGGCCGCTGCAATTGCACTACAAGTTTTACCCACACCTGTTCCGTGGTATAATAGCATACCTTTCATAGGAAAAGCCGGATTAAAATAATGGCGAATGAAATCCTGGGTAGGTGTATATTTTATGATGTTTCCCCCTTTTTGATTTTTATCATCACATAAGTTCTCCATTTTTACTTTGTCCCAAGCAAATTCGCTATAATTATCACGAATGAATTCGCGCATTTTATCAAACCCTAATGGACCTTGTAAAGGGCGATTGATAGGAGGGCCTGGACGAACAATAAGTTTTCGTTTTTTAGGTATGATATCGCTACCTCCATACAATAGTTCTACGTCATCTTTTACACGTTCATCTAGCAAAACTCTTTCTCCTTCTTCATGTTCTGAAATAAATGGAATAGAAAAACTATGTACGTTTTTATTCAATTCGTAATCTACAGAACCTAGCACTGTTGTTCTCTCTATATCGTGGGCGAAATTTATCAAACGAATATCTAAATCCATCGATTTGAAATAGAGCTCCATTGTAGATTTAGTATTTAAAAACCCTTTTTGTAATTTTTCAGGGATAGATAAGTCATAAACGAAAACATTTAATATCCAACCTTGTGTTGGATGGAAATCCAAACCTTTTTGTCCGCAAGTTCTCGTACCTCTGCCAATAATTTGTTTTTGGTCCGCAGAAACAATAGATGGTTCGAAAATATGAATATATTTGATATCAAATAAATCTATACCTTCTTTGAATCCACTATCTAGAATAATAAATCGAATATTCTCACCTTGAATGTTCTCAGGACGTTGATTATATTTTTTCAACATTTCTTTTTTCAATATTACTGGAATGGGTTGGTCGTAAACACCAACAGAAGATAATATATAAAAATTATTTTGAAGAGTTTGTTGGAGAACTTTTTCTTCTAACAATTCTATTTTGTGATAACGTTTTTTTTCAGGTCCTTTAGGATCTTCTCCACCTACAATATTGTTTTTGGGTTTTGATTCATAACCTAAAGTATATCCTTTTGCAATAAATGCGGACGCTATCATTTTTGCACCATATGCACTCGATTTCAAGTCGGAAAAAATGAAATGTTTGAATAATTTTCCATGTTTTCTTTTGTCTTCTTTGTCTAATTCTTCTATTTTATGCATAAGAGAATTTAACTTGGGAGAGTAATCTGGCATATCCTTTAGAAAAATTTCGGGATTAAATTCGGGATTATCAAAACGATATATTTGAGAACTTTTGCTCCAATTCGATTTTTTACGTACACAAGTAGGATTATAACCCAATATTGCATTTTCTTTTATCAAGTTCTCTAAATCGTCTAATTTTTCTTCTACTTCTTTTTGTGCTATTTCGTTTTTCAATAATTCTTGATTGGGACTATTTTCATTATTTTCCGGATATTCCATCTTTGTAACTTGAATATTTAATATACAATAGAATCATAAAAAATTTGGTTTTATAATATATAATCGAATATATAATGTCAGGTAATCCTTATTTTGTTCCTTCATTTTCAAATCGTCCTACAAGTTCTGATGTATTGGGTGGACCTTATAATGGTTATTCTCCCGTACAAACTATAAATGCTTTTAACAATAGCGATCAAGTTATGGCGCGCAAAGTTCTTACCAAATCTTGGAATGGATCTTATGCTACTGGTACTGTTAATGGTCGTAATAGAGTTACTACACCATTTAGAGCGGTTAATAATTTAGGTGATTTTTTAGGTCGTCAAAACTATATTTGCGGCGGATCTTCACAAGTTAATGCTAACAAACCAGGTTGGAAAGGTCATATTGGTTCAATTATTTCTCAATGTGATGGAACTGGAATCCCCTCTTCTACTTGCAATGTAAAGTTTGTACCAGATTCATCGGATTATATTAAATTCAAGAAGCTACGTGCTTTGAATAAGAATTATAATGAATTGAAACAAGGTGGGGATAAATCACATGCTTCTTATACACATAAAATGGCGGTTTTTTACGGTCAATCTGGATAATTATGATAATAACAAATTATAATACTTTATAAAAAATTATAATATGAAATATGTATATACTCATATTATAATGTCAAAAATTTCTAATATAATAAATGTTCCAGTATTTATAAAAACAGGAATAAACAATGGAATGTTGAAAACAAACAATGGAATGCCCCAAAAGGACAGTACTAGTGATAATCAAAGTTCATTTAGCATAGATCGCCGAGCATATAATGATACTCGTACACTCAATCCACTAATAAATACTATTCGACCAGGTAATTATGGTTATAATACATCTAGATCTTTTCCTACTGTTTTTGATGGAACAAGCACTCCAAAACAAAAACAATGGTATGGAAATCGTGATGCATCTGAAATAACTCGTAAAAACCGCGTAAATTCTGTTGGACTGGGAACTACAAACAATGGAACCAATCCTATTAGCTTTGAATCACATGCAAATGTAAATACTATAAATCATGCATTAAGACGTGTTCGTAGTGGGGGTGCTGTTGCTCCTCCAAAAAAAGCACATAATACACATAATGCATATAGCCCTAGTCCTCAAAATATACCATTGATTACTCCACTACGTATTGTGAATGGTGTAAAAATGCCACCTACAAAATATTCAGGACTTCAAAATAATAATGTAAATTGGCAATATAAAAATAAAAATACACCATAAACAACATAAAAAAATTGTGTAATATAATATACGATATGGAAATTGAGAACCCTTCAAATGATTCTTATACAATTTATAGCAAAAGTGGTTGTACTTATTGTACGAAAGCAAAAAAGTTGTTAGAAACAGAAAAAGAACAATTTATAGTTATCGATTGTGATGAATATTTAATTGAAGACAAAATCACTTTTTTAGAATATATGAAATTTTTGATTGGACGTGAATATAAAACATTTCCTATGATATTTAAAGAAGGAGTTTTTATTGGTGGATTCACAGAACTTTATACTATTATGAATAGAAAAAATATTGTTACACATTCAAAATCATTGAATGAAATAGATATGAAAAATAACGATTTTCCTAATATTTTGTAATTATATATCACGTTCTCGTTTTATCCTTTTGTATTTATTTCTAAACATTGTTGTTTGTCTTTCTGAAATTTCCAATTTTTTTTTAGTTTCTTCAAGAAGTATTTTATTATTATGGAGAACATTTTTTGTTTCTTCTAATTCCTTTTTTACATTTTCTAATTCTTGAAATAAAGAAGAATAATCTTCCATTATGATATAATCTTTTATTATATCATAAAAATTGAAAAATATTTTTTATAATTGTTATAATAATAATGATAAAGAAAAATGGATAATGAAAACTGTCTAATGAATATAACTCTAGAAGATACAGATTCAATAATTCAACGGTTTGAATCAAAACAAACAATTTTACAAAAAATACATTCTTTCTTTTTCAAGAAAAAAAAGAGAATTACTCCATTGAATAGTAGTTCACTGGTTTCAGAAAAAAAGAAAAAAAATAACGAATTGATTAGATTATTTTATCATTCTATTCGTGGTCCAATTA